ACCCAGGCATCATCTGCAGACCTTGCGGACTCAGCACAGTGAGTATGGGATGAGAGATAGTTATATAACCTTCGGTGAGATTCTGTGCTGTGAGCCTCGCTACTATTTCTTCACCAGTGGTGAGTTTGAATGTGTAAATCACGTCGTTTTCTAATGTTTTCATAATGTCCCAGGATCGTCAGTTGATGATATTGTTTGCATGCGTTGTAATATCTCTTCGGTGCTGAGTTTACTTAACCCCTGCCATCCACCCGCGACCAATAATCGATCTCCTTGATAAATCTGCGGCACAGTGCGATGTCCTTGTTCTAGGATGAATTCGCGAGCTTCGGTGTCTTCTTCGATGTTGACTTCGTGATAGTTGATGTTGCGGCTCTGCAAGTAATTTTTGGCATTGACGCAATGCGGGCAGTGCGTTTTTGAATATACGGTGATCATAGGCTCAATCCTGATAGTGTAGTGGCATCGACATCTTGTCGGGTTCCGCCGATGACATAACTGACTATTTCTGTCTCTTGTGGTGCTACCTGTACATCTGACCCAGCGATCCACTTGGCGGTCCAGGGCAAAGGGTTGCTGCCGCCACGATAGTTGTTGGGTAATCCAATCGCGGTCATGCGCTTGTGCGCGATCCACTCGATATAGTCACACAACAATTGCTCATTGAGTCCGATCATGCTGCCATCACGGAACAGATAATGTGCCCAGGCTTTCTCCTGTGCCACTGCTGACTCAAACATCTCTCGCAGCAAGGGCTGTGTCTCATCGCGTATGGCAGCGTAGTCGGCGTCATCCTGTGGCAACAGTTTCAGTAGCTGCTGGGTCGAGGCCAAGTGGACGTTTTCGTCACGGGCGATAAACTTAATGATCTTGGCGTTACCCTCCATCTTCTTGAGTTCTGCGAACGCCCAGCTGCACGCGAAAGACACATAAAACCTGATGCCCTCGAGAACATTGACCGAGGCCAAGGCCAGCCACAATTTTCGTTTGAGTTCATATCGACTGATCCTTACGGTTTGTCCATTGACCGTGTGTTCTCCTTCGCCCAGGACCTGGTACTGAGCGCTGTAGTCCGCAAGATCATCGTAGTACTTGGTGATGTCTTGGGCGCACTGCACTATCTCTTCTACTTCCAGCATCTCGTCAAACACCCGACCTGGGTCAGCATAGATGTTGCGTATGATATGAGTGTAACTACGGCTGTGTATGGTCTCTGAAAAAGTCCAGGTCACGATCCAGGTCTCGAGTTCGGGCAGGCTCACCAAAGGACCAAACACCAGTCCAGGGCTGCGGCCTTGTACTGAATCTAACAAGATCTGTCGCTTGAGATTGCTGGTAAAGATATGCTGTTCCCACTCAGTGAGATCTCGGAAATCTTTGGCATCTCTCAGGATGTCAACTTCCTCGGGTCTCCAGAAGAATCCCAGCTGTCGGTCAGTGAGTTTGTCAAACTGCCGATACTTGAGAGCGTCATATCTCTGCATGCCCACCCCACCTTGTGGGTCAAGGAAGGCCAGGCTGGTGGTGTGATTTCGATCGCATGCGAGGTTTAGGACTGTCATGGTTTAGCTTTTTTATATTTTACAGCTATCACAATCAGCATCATCAGTGATCTCTGCTGATTGTGATTGTAGCTGGTTTTCTGCCAGCCTGTCTAGATCGATCTCACCGGACCCATCGTAAGTGTTGAAATAATAAAGTTGTTTGATGCCATATCGATAACACATCACGAGATGCCGCAACATATCGCTCATGGGTATCTTTTCATCTCCGTAGTGCTGTGGATTGTAGCTGGTGTTGACTGATATACCTTGGTCTATGTATTTCTGTAACACAGCACAGATCTTCAAATATCCTTCGGGGCTCTTCTGATCCCACAGTAGCTCATAACGATTCTTGAGCCGACGATATTCCGGTACCACTTGTTTCAGCACACCGTCTTTGCTCTGCTTGATGCTGACATAGCTGCGGGGAGGTTCTATGCCATTGGTGGCGTTGGCTATCTGCGCCGAAGTCTCGGCCGGCATCAAGGCCATCAGCGTGCTGTTGCGTATGCCCCACTCTCGGAGATCGCGCCTTAGACCTTCCCAATCCACTTGATCTTGGTGCGGTACCAGTTCATCGACTTCGGGTTTCCTAGTGTCCAGCGGCAATACACCTTGCGAGTATCTCGTCTCATTGGATCCAGGGCAGGCACCTTGTTCGCGCGCCAGGTCCACTGATGCACGTATGAGATAGTAGCTCCAGTGTTGGGCCCAGTGATCCACCAAAGGCAATGCCCGTGGATCACTGTAACTGGTTTCGTTCTTGGCCAGCCAGTAAGCCAAGTTGATGATTCCCACGCCCAAGGGACGGCGGTTCTTGGTGGCCATCTGCGCTGCTATGATGGGATAGTTCTGATAGCTCAACAGCGCGTCCAGTCCTCGCACGGCCAGAGTACACGCACGCTGCATGTCTTGGGGTTCGCGGAACGCTCCCCAGTTTATGGCCGAAAGGGTACAAAGAGCTATCTCTCCCTGGGGATCATTGATGTCATTGAGTGGACGCGTAGGTAAGTTGATCTCGCAACAGAGATTGCTCATCTTGATGGGTGCCAGTTCAGGCAAAAAACTACCATGTGAGTTGGCATGATCCACGTTCATCACATAGATCCTACCGGTATCTTTGCGCTCTTGCATAAACGCTGTGAACAGATCCACGGCCTTGACCACTCTTTTGCGTAGTTTGGTATTGCGTTCGGCTCGTTCGTAAAGCTCACGGAAACGATCCACGTCAGTGAAAAACGCCTCGTACATCTCCGGCACGTCGTGCGGTGAGAACAGCGTGATGTCACCGCCTGATAGCAACCTCTCGTACATGACTTTGTTGAACTGCACTCCATAATCCATGTGTCGTACACGATTGTCATCGGTGCCTTTGTTGTTCTTCAGCACCAAGAGATCTTCTACTTCGAGATGCCACAAGGGATAATAGAGGGTGGCTGCACCGTTGCGCACACCGCCCTGGCTACAACTCCGAGTGGCTGCTTGGAATAGTTTGTAGAACGGAATCACGCCAGTGTGGTAGGCATCGCCGTTGCGTATGGGTGATTTGATGGCTCGTATGCGACCAGCGCCGATACCGATGCCGGCTTTCTGGCTCACATACTTGACTATACTGCTGGCAGTGGCGTTGATGCTGTCTAGGCTGTCATCGCTTTCGATCAACACGCACGAACTGAACTGACGTACCGGTGTTCGCACTCCGGCCATCACAGGAGTAGGCAACGATATCTGGTGGGTAGAGATAGCATCATAATAATCACGTATCCACATCATGCGTGTGTCTCGTGGGTATTGGCTGAACAGCGTGGCAGCGATCAAGGCATAGGTTACCTGCGGGGTTTCCATGATCTCACGGGTCACACGATTTTGTACCAAGTACTTTCCTCGGAATTGTTCCATGGCTGCGTAGGTCAACTGCTCGTCACGCTCATGACGGATGAAACCGTCAATGCGTGCCCATTCTTCTTCGGTGAAGTCTGTCAGCAGTGCGGGATCATAGAAACCCGCTGTGACATTCTGTCGTATGGTATCAATGATGGGCTTGGGTTGGAAGTCTCCATAGACTTGCTTGCGCAGGTGATAGCATATCAATCTGCCGGCCACGTACTGATAATTGGGCGTTTCGTCGCTGATGAGATCTGCTGCTGATTTAATCAGGGTCTCTTGTATGTCTGTGGTGGGAATGCCGTTGTAGAATTGCAAGTGGCTTTTTATCTCTACTTCCGAGGCCGATACACCGGTTATGCCTTGCGTGGCCCAGAATACCACGCGGTGTAATTTTTCAAGGTCCAGCGGCTCTTTTTTTCCATCTCTCTTGGTTACATTTATCAGTGTCATTTTTCAACCTAATTTTTTTTGGAACAGTGTACCGTCTAGGGTTTTCGTCACGATGGATTCCTGGGATCGGATATTTACGATGTCACCGGGGCACCAATTCAATATATATTTTCCCTGCTGCACTCGGACTAAATTGTCTTGGTCACAGCGCGCCAGTTCGACATGGTCCTGCGGATCTATCATGATTATAGTATACAGCATGCCCAGTGCTCGAGCAAGATCACAGTAGATGTTATCGTTGAGCAATTCCCAGGGCGTGGGCCAATCCGGCCAGTCATCCCAATGCAGGTATCGATTGACCATGGGCGCACGGAACCACCAGTCGTTTATCAGGGAATATCTGGTCAAGGTGTCTTGATAGGCACAACTAGATCTTAGATCGTTCCAATCTAACAATCTAGATTCGAACGTGTCGGGCCACATCAAGTGAGGTAAGAGAGGCTGTAGGTCAGTGTGGCTGTGGTTCCCAGTGCAGTGGTAGTATACTGCACCGTGAGCAAATCACCAATCTTGATGGTAGTGAGAGTGACTCCAACGTCAAAGTTTTCAGTGTAGTCATCGCAATAACTAGTGGTGTTAGAGCTGTCATCACTGGGACCCGATACCACGGTCAGCGATCCGTGTCTCAGCAGAGGCCCTCTGACTATGGAATAACTCATCACGAAAGTACGGGAGTTGTTGGTGTTGATCTGGAAGATCTGTGCCGGGGCAGCTTGACCATCGGCCATGGTGAAAATTCGTCCCCGATCCTGATAGAAATGTCCCAATTGTATGCCGCTGCCAGTGTCTGCAGCAGTACCAACTATCTGGATCCTGGGATAATAAAGATTTACCTGTTGATCTGTGCGCGCGAACAAGTCGCCCACGGACAAGTTGTTGTCATAGACGAAAACCACCACCGGTGACACTGGCTGGCTACCAAAAGCCTGCGCCACGTCAGTGTAGAAGATGTTGTAGGCCGAGGCGTTGAGGTTCACGGTGCCAAATAATATGCCCTGGAGATAGATGTTGTCAAAGATATTGTGTACTACTCGGAATCCCGTGGGGCCAGCCTGTGCCGGCGAGGTAGGTGGTGCCACTGATGCTTGTAAGTTGATGCCTTGATACAGCGTGCGGAACTCGCTGTTGGTCACTGTAATGCCGCGGATCTGTGCTGATGTAGCTACGCCATATGCACAGTTGGTGAAGCGACAGCGATCAAACGTGATCTGATCACAGACGTTGGCCACTGAGCTCTGGAATCTCACTGCAGCGATGTTATCGTTGCCCGTGGGATCAAACCCCACGGCCGCGATCCCAGCGGCCGAAAATGGACCCCGGAAATTCACGCTGGAAAACCAGCACTGGGTGGCACGGTCTACCAAACAGATGTCTGCGACGTTTTCTGTGGCGAACGTCATGCTGCTGATCTCGATGTTGCGTGGTGGGATGGCACCGTTGTTGCCAATGTCGTTGCCAGTCTGCTGTTGGTTGTCACAGAATCTTGCTACATAGGTGCCGGGGCCACCCGAGGAATCGTCGGTATCAAACAAGATTATGGTACAATCGGCACCCTCGCCCATGAGCTTGGCGAAAGTGGGGATCAGCAGGGTACCAGTGATACGATAGGTGCCAGCTGGAAAAAACAGGCTACGACGCACCTGGGTGTTGGTCTCACGACAATACAACTGGAACATGGCACGATTTATAGCCTCGGTATCATCGGCCGTGCCGTTGCCCACTGCACCAAAATCTCGTACCGAAGCTTGGTCATCAAGCTTGGCCTGCACTGATCTCACCACAGGGTCGCTGGCAGTGGGTCCAGTCTGCGCTGCATAACCCACGGCGATGTCTGTGTATGTGTAGTCACTGAGTACGGTGATGTCGGAAAACTCAGTGAGTATCTCTGTGTTCCCCACGAGAGGAGCACCTTCCCCCAGCGTGCCGTTACCGATGAAAAGCCTCCGGCTGTCGGTGCACCAGCCAAATTCCGCACCGTCTAGCTGCGGCAGGTTCTCAGTGAGCCCTTTTCGGTTGGTTATGCGTGATATCTGTAGTATGGCCATGTCGTTTACCCGTTGTTAGGGTATTTATGAGCTCAAGTAATACAGTTCAAGGCGCCGCCACCACTGTTGTTCCCAGTGATCAAATTCTTCAGGTTTCAACACGAATTCCTGGTACAGTGGTGGCGTCACGACGTTGCCCTGGGCATCTGTCTCGGGCTGTACACACATCAGGATCACGCCCTTGCGGATCTGAGTGCCATACACTTCGTTGTGCGCCAGGGCGTAAGC